CCCCTCCCACGCCCAGAACATTATTACGAAGCAGTCAAGGTAACGCCACCCATGGCATGATCCAGTTTCCAATCATTACCATACCAGGTGAGATAAATCCCCTCACCGGCCGCGTCCATGGCCGCCGTAACCAAAACCGTGGAATCATTGGCCTGGACACCATTTACCGTGATAATGACATCCTTGGTCGTGATGGCGGCATCGCACAAAAATGCCTTTCTCTGACCAAATACCTTTCCATCCGGCATTGTATATGTCATATCACTGGACAGTGTCTTGGCGGGATAAAACCGGGTAACCCCGCCCACCATCGCGGTAAACGCGCCATCGGCGGGCTCCAAGATTTCCACCAATCCCGATTCCTCCCCATCCAACAATTCCACCAAAATGGGACCGGCCGCCGAAATGGTTTGCAGCGCGCGCGCCGTCCCACGCCCCAAAAAACCGGCCTTGGTCGTGAATTTCCCCGCGTTCGCTCCACCAGCAATGCAAGTCAAGTAATCGCCAATGGTCACCGAGGAATCCACGCATTCCACGAGGCAAACACTGCCCGGCTCATAAATCCGGATCATCTGTCCGCCCATCCCATCGTTCTTTGCCGTCCAGGATTCGGCCACCACCCCGGCAAACCCGTTATTATTCGTGTTGTCAGGAAGGTTGACATATGAATCCCGCGCCTGATCAACCGCCGTGGCCGTGCCATAATCCCGGTCATAGCATACTCCATAGCCAGCGCTAATTGCCGTAGACGCGTTAAACCACACCCAACGCGTGTACTGCCTGGCCTGATTTTTATATTGGAATAAGTTCCGTCCAGCCATTACTCATTCCTCCTTATTTATACAGCACAAACAACCGCCGCCGGTCCGTGCAACGGAAGTTAAATGTGCAGTCAATATAAACCGCAAACACGTTGTGCGAATTGGAGACTGCCTGCGGCTTTTCCTCATGCAGATAATCGCCATCCAGGAACACCGGCTGGAACACGCCCCAATTAATGCCATAGATCGGATCGGTGGAATCCGATTCCAGATACGGCACCCACACCACGGGCAAGCGCCGGAATAGCACCTTACCATCATTGGTGGCCAGGTCGGGTCCCAAGTTGTCATTCCGGTCATCCAGGAGTTCCTCCAATGGACCAATCACGTTGTAATTCGTGTAGTAGCCATACCGGTCGCCCCGGTTGTAATCCTTGGGTCCCTCCACGGGCGAAATGAACTTGGTAAATGTCGCGGCCTTGCGCCATTTCCGAACCAGGTCCTCCCGGGTGATTTCCGCATATTGAGCCGTCCAGTTCCGCCACCGGGGATAAGTAACCGATGACAATCCGCCGCAACCATCGCTAAACCCGGACGGATTCCCTCCGTTAAATCCCTCCGTGGAATTCTTCACAACCCAATACGCCACTCCATAGGGAGTCATTTCATCGGTGCTGTCATCCGGTTTGCCCCAGAAATTCTGCTCCATCAGTTCCGCCAGGCTCAATTGCCCATCCTGCCGCCGGGACCGATAAAGGTCGACAATCTGATACGGTCCCCGGTTCATGAGCACTTCCCGGCGTTCAAACGCATAATGAGCCGAACAATGGCGCCAGGGAATGGAAGCCGTCTTCATTCCATCCCCGATCTTGAGGCTATCCTCCTCAAATAATCCAACGTTATGGGCCGAATTCGTGTATGCAACTTTTACGTTCCACTGAATTCCAATGCCCCCCGAAAACTTCACTGACTCCTTCTTCAGAATCTTGGGAAGGGCCACATATTCCTGTAAATCCGTGGTTAGATTAACCCATTCCAGCCTTCCCAGATCTTTCTGAGTCGTCGTCAGAAGATCAACAATTTGCTCGGCCGTCAACGACATAGCAATATCTCCTCCTTATATAGCAGTACTCAAAGCAAAGGATGAAAAAAAACATTAAGCAATCGCGCCAAACTCACGCAATTTTTCAGTCACGGAAGACACCGCCCTGGCCACGGGATCAGCCGGTTTCCCCTTCCGCTCGACGGGTTTGTTAATAATCATGGCCTCCCGCCTTTTTAGGGCTTTATTCACACTTTTTTCGCCCTGTTCCTTCCCAAAAACCATGCGGAGAGCCATGTCAAACAGTTCCTCCTCGGGCGGTACGGGCTTCGCCATGTTAGCATATCCCGACGCCAGCGCGTTCATGGCCTCGCTTAGCTTTAATCGGTTCTGGTACTCGGGACTTTTTACATCCAATAGGCGGGATTTTCCCTTTCCCAATATCTCGTGATAGCCCTCATCCAAGGATGCAATCATATGATCGAACCGTTCCTCGGCCATTTTTTGCACATGGCCTTGAATAACGTAGCGAATCTCTTGAACTTGCCTCTTTACATCATCAATTGCTTGACGATAGTACGAATGCAGCGTGTTGAACTCATTAATTAGCGCTTCTTCGTACTCGTTTGGATCAAGGCCCACTTTATATTCAGCGGCGGAATCCCCCTGACCAGACGTTTTTTTATCTTGGTTACCCACCTCGGGTTCTGGTTGGGATTCCGCTTGGTTAACCGGCCTTACCGCAGCGGATTTTTCCAAAGTTTGGACCACTTTTTCCAACTGTTCCTTGGAAAAACCCTTCACGTCATCGGCCAAAAGGCCGAATTTGGCGGCCCGAATCAACAAATTCACATCGGCAACGGCTTTCCCATCGTCACCGGCATCCTTTTGTGATGATTCGGATTGCGGCTTTACTTCTTGTTCAGCCTGGGAAGACGGGATTTTCTCAACCGTCTCGCCCTTCTCTTCGGATAACTCTGAATTCTCCATTTCCAGAGGGACAAAATCATCCTCCGGAACCTCGATTTCATACTCCTTTTTTAATGCTTCGTTGTCCATGAGCCACCTCACAGGTATGAATTTTTATCAACCAGGCCAATTAATTTCAAATATTTCCTGCGATGCGTGGGACTTGTAAATATCGCCCGCCCATCGGGTGTAAATTGGGTGGGAACTCCATTCCGGGTGGCATGCTCTTCTGCTTCTCGAATCTGCGAAGGATGCACTCCCGCAGCATCGGACAATAACGGCCAATTTCCAGGACAATGCACGGTTTGACTATGCTCGGCCAGCCAATCCCGAACTCCTATTTCTCCACCGGGAAGTTGAATTTGCCCATCCTTCTCCCGATTTATCTTCTCATTGATTGTCATGGATAACTCATGCAGGACTCCCCGGGAGTCCCGATAACAATACACAGGCATACCTTACTCCATCATGCATGGCCTTGATAACAATCTTTCATAAATATCACGCATCAAGGATATTCCCTCGTTGCTATGTTCCATTAAACTTTCAATGGTTTTGGTATTGATTGTAATCACTTCGCTATTTTTGGAGACCACATCAATCAGCTTGCGGATCATCCAGAATATCACCCCCAGGAGCACAAAGCTAAATCCGGCAAAACCATATTGCACAAAGGGCACAAAAACAGATACAGTATTACCTTCCATTAACTTACACCCCCCAATATTGCCTTCATCTGATCCTCATTCACACCTCCTCCCATTAATAATTGCGATAATGCATAATCATTTCCCATTACCGTGCCCGCCGACCGGTTTACCCGTGTGTAAGTCCTTGATGTGATGGGAGATTTCCTTGGGGGCGACCCCACGGCCTCCCTCTCTGGCATCATCGGCTGCTGATAGACCAGAAACTCATTCAATTCGGGCATGATGGAATATTGCCCGATTTTCTTAAGCAGCGCCTCGAAATTGATTCCAATCCCCTGTTCCGACAAATAGGGATAAATGGGAATGATGAATTGCGTAAACAATTGATAAATGGTCTGTAAACGCTGCTGTGGAGTGCGATCCTGCAACGAATACGCCTCAATCTCAAAGTTATAATCCAGAAAATCCCCCTCAATTTCCTCGGCGGAAAACCTCACGGGAATTTCAATATCCGTGTCGGGAACCCGCTTAATCAATGGCAGATCAATCAGCGGATCGGTAAATAAATACCAAGCCAGGGAACGAATCACTTGCTTGGAAAAGTGAACCGTAACATCCTGCATGTACATGATCTGCTTCGAGGCATTGGCCGCGATTAACTGGTCCTGGCCCAGGGTTTCCGCCATGGGGGAAAGGCCGCCCAGGGCATCCAAGTTTCCCGCCAAATATGAAAACAGATCCTTGCATTGAATCGCAAAGGCCAGGGTTACATTGTCCACTCCACCAAACGAATATTCCTTCGCCCGGTCGGGGGAATCCATCCGAATGATATCCCCATCCTTGGCATCCCGGATCCGGACCGCGTCCCCATCCCCGCCTGCGGTAATTCCCAATATTGTTTTTTGCCGTTCCGCTTGCCTTCCCAATTTTTCATACAACGCGTTAATCAAAAGATGTAAATCCATCATCTGCGCCACTGGGGCCAACGGCATTACATTGTCCGGAACCTCGCCCATGGATAAGATGTGATACGGTCCGATTTCGGGACCTTCCCATTCCACCTCCCGCAACGGACGCTCCAATTCCAAATCAACCGGAATGGTAATCATCCGGCGCTCCCGGGGAATCCAAATATCCCATAAATCCACCTGCGGCTCGATCTCGTCGTAGTTATATTCATCATCCTGCAGGGATTGCGTTCGCTCATCCCCGGTTCCCTCGTTGTAAACCGAGCGATAATTGGCCTCTAATTTATTAATCATATCCTTGTTGAACAGGCCCGACTCTTGCAAATCCACCAACGCCACCCGGTACCGGTTCCCCATGAATTGAACCTGCTCCCACCGGCTGGCCGACATGTCCATCACCCAATCATCCAAACTTACATTCTCCGCGAAGGGTTGGCCTATCTCATGCCATTCCCCTCCCAATTTCACCCGCTTCCCGCCCGTGAGCCCAACCTTAACAATGCCCATTCCAAATAGGGCATTTAACACAGCCGACCGCAGGGTTTTGTCAAAATGGATTTCCCGCAATAAATGATTGATCGCCAACTCAAACGCCATGGCGGTGCTTTTTAAATTCTGCACCGGCGTGTGAACCAAAACTTGAGGGGAGGAAGCCGCCAATTGCCTGGCAATGATATTTAGAGCCAGGTTTATCATATTCACCGGCACGCGGTATCGGGAGCCGTTATCCGAATAATATCTTCCCACGTATTCCTTGACCGCCATGAGGCGGTTTTGGCGGAATGGCTCCAGCTTCCGTCTATTTCGCGCGATTGCCGTTCTCAGTTTTACTAAATCTACCATTGCTTCCTCCCATCCCCTGCTGGCCCCCATCCCGTTGACATGGAGTCAATCCAGGCGGGGGCCAGCTGCCGCATCACGGGTCCATCGCATCACATTCCCTGGACGGGACAACCTGAAATTGCCTTTCCTCATTCACTCCATCGATATTCCACCTCCTCCGCCTTGCGCATGCGCTGCATTTGACGCCATGCAAAACAATTGGGCGGAACTTCAATTTTTTGCTCTTCTTCCTCCTTTTTCTTGAATATCCGCATGGCATAGAAACACAACGCATCCGCAATCACCCGGTCTCCGTGATTTTCTCGCGCACCCGACAAATCCTGGCTCTTCAGGCTGGCCGAGTGCTCCACCGATCCACCCGCCGCATAGACATAATCATGACATTCCCGGATCGCTTCCCTGGAGCGATTGATGAATTCACCGGCCTCCAGGGCATGCCGGTACATTCCCAACAACACCCGCTTGTTCTCCCGGGAGGAAAACCAGCCCGGGATATCCGTTATTCGCTTACTAATTGATAATTCGTTCTGCCGGAAATAAAAGTTCCTATACCCACGGTCTATGACCGAATCCCCAAATAACCGCCCCGACCCGTTCGATTCCCAAATCATATAGGCGCCATGAAACCACCGGCATAACGCAATGGCCACCTCGGCCAAATGATCCGGTCTAATCGAGGGCGTGACGAATTCCGCCACTTTCTCCCCCGTTTCACACCGGCCAATGGATATACAACTATTGCTTGCCCCCGTTCCCGCGCTTATATCAATCCCCACCACGTAATCCCCAGGGGGAATCTCTCCCCGGGAATCCGGCCGGATCCATAATTTCAACCGGCCATACTCCCGCTCCATGAATCCAGCGGGATGTAAATCCGTTGCGTTGTAATCCAATTCCCCAACCAAAAACGGCGCCATGCAATACTGATGTTCGTATTTCTGCAGTTCCGCGATGTCAAAAAACAGCGAATCGGAACTGCCAAAGTCAATATCCCATTCCGCCGCCATTTCCATCCGGCTGGCGCAACGCTTCTCTTCCGTGTCATATGCCGGTGAACGCAACCGGCCATCCAAAATGAATTTGTAATCCTTGGGAAATGGATAATTGTCATCCAGAATCTTCAGTTCCCCATTTTCCGAGGTATATAAACCCACCTTCTTCTCTGGATGTTGCGACCAATGCAACCTGATCTTTACAATGTCCATCTGGGCCACGTCATACGCCGCGTTGGACCGGCCCTGGGGCGTGAAATTAAATATCCGGCAACGCGTCACGTCCCGCGTGGATCCCAACGCCCGGTATCCGTCATCCACCGGCAGGGCTGAAAACTCATCCAGCAAAATCGCCGTGCGCCGGTCTCCACGGGCAAAATCCCCCGTCGTCGACTCCCCATCAATCACCGACTTGTTGTCCAAGTTCCGCAAGCTTAATTTCGTCCGCTCAAAATTCGGCCGCAACCAACCGGGCTGATTCTCCAATAACTTGTCCAATTTCCAAAATAAACTTTTGGGGTTCCCGGGCTTATCCACATACTCCTCGTTCCGGGATCCCATCAAGAAGACCATCTCGGGATGAAATTGCCATGCCCACAAAAACGCACTCAAACACAGCCAGGACGCACCCATGTCCCGGCTCTTTAAGAAACAAATATCCTCCACCCCAATCGATTGGATCAGCTTGACCGCCGCCTCGTCCTGGTAATCATACGTGATGAATGGAACCGTCGCGGGATTCCGCCGGGGATCATATGTCCAGCCAAACGTGTTCAACCAAAACAAAAAATCCCGGGCACACATGATCCAAATCTCATGCGCGTTATCCCGGTTCGCCGACCCCAACCTCACCAAATCCTCCCGAAATCTCAAATTGCTCCTGGGACTCTTCGGAACCATCTTGTAAAACGGGCTCCTCCAGGGCAACAAGGTTTCGGGTAATAAGTTCGAATATTTCCCTGCCGTCATCCCTAAACCGCTCCTCGGACTCAATCTGCGTCCGGCTCGGCAACAACTTCGTCCAGACCGTCCGGTAAAACTCCCTCAACAACTCCGCGCTGGTCCGCAGCCGCATTAACAAACTCCACGCCCCCGGACTGGGCGCCATGTCCGGCGTCACGTCCACCACGTCAATGTGATCGAATATCCACTCCACGATCTCCCGCGAATTCCCCCGCTTCTTGCCCCGGAATTGCGACAACCGCAATCCCCGCTTGTTCAAATCGGCCCTGGGCGGAGGAGGAGGCAATTCCTCGGGCTCGGATTCGGCCTTGGATTCCGGATCTGGCCCTGGATCGGAAACCGGCTGCGGATCCGGCCTGGGGTCCGGTTGTGATTCCGGCCTCGATTGCGGAATCCCCACCATCGTCGGACGAATCCCGTCCGGCAAGAACTTCGCCGTCGCCATCGAATCCGCCTCCTTCGGGGTGTACCCCTGGTCCCGCAACCGCTGCCGGTACTCCAAAAACGCCTCCCATTTCCCATCCCGCATCAACCGCACCTTGCGGGCCTCCCGAAACATCGCGTTCGACATGATTTCCCTTCCGCTATATATGTAAAAGCTAGATTTTCACGCGCGTGGGCGTAGGGGGATATGTACGGGCGATGGCACCGGCGGGGCCCGGGGCCGTGGGTAAAAGATGGCGGATACGTGGGTCCCATACCATTGATTTCATTGAAGTTAGGTGCTTCAGGTGGGAACGCTTCTGCACCACGAGAAGACCGGGCGGCCGCGCCGCGAACGCGTTCCCGCGTACGTACATTCGCGTTCCCGCCGATGGCGCCTCTCCCGCGTCCAGAATCGGTAACCGGAATCGCGTTTAAGGCCACGTACATGCCCCACAATCGATTTTTTTCTCCAACTCAATGTCGACCATTGGTTCAAGGCCAATCTTTCAACCTAGGCCATTTAATGGCCTCAAACAATACTCCTACCCTGGGCCAAAAAGAAAAAATATTTATGCATGTGAGCATTAGGCTAACGCCTAATGCGAACGAAGGGAACGATGTGATGAGCATATCGTACTGTGATTAGCCTAGGGAGCGAAAGATTATAATGACCTACAAATTATGTATATCCTTCTCTTTCCCTCTTTCTCTTCCTCTCCCCTATAACCCCTCTCTATCTCTATTACCCTATCTTATCCCCTAAATAATATAACCCTAAGCTGTTAATCACTCCTTACGTCGTGATTAACCTTAGGTGCTATCCCATACCCCATCTCCCCTGTAATCCCCTCTTCCCCTCTCCCTTTCATTATACCACAAAAAAAATAGCAGAAATATATACGGTTACCGTAACTATATGTATATACTGTACTTATGAATGAAAAAAAAAATTAATACCCTCTTGACCCATGGTACGGCCGCCGCCGAAAAAAAAGTTTCTGTTCGGCCTTGACTCCCCACCCGAAACGCGCTATGATATAGGCATAATCAATTCGGGCGCCGGACCCGACAACCGGCAGGAGAAGGATCATGGTAGCTATCTCGAAATTGACTCATGGCGGTGGGTGCTCATATTGGGGACACGGTTCGTTCGGGATTTCAGCGCCCGGCGCACGCTGGGCGCTGAAGGAGTACCGGGGTGGTCGCTATCTCGACTGGCGTGGCCAGCCAGTTGATACGATTCTCCGCGCCGCGGTATTCCGCTCGCGGCGCGAGGCTCAGAGATATATCGAGCAGTATCTCGCCTGATCTACCCACCGAGACCGCCTGCCATGGAGCAGGCCGGTCTCCGTGGGTGGATCAGCCACCCATATACCGCCCCTCGCGTGAGGGGCACACATAGGAGGCTATCATGGCTAAATACAAGTACGAATACGGATTATTTGACGGGGAGTTGTGGACCTATTTTTGCAACTCTGTGGACCACATGCCGCTGGACGAGATCGTCCGCCGGGCGGAACAGATTGTCGCCGATTGGGACTACAATGGAGTAGCCCAATCTGTGGCAATATACGAGTTTGGCCTGGATAAGCGTGGCAATCAGGACGGCTCGGAGACCCTAATCGGCCACGTGGTCGTGCCAGGCAGGCGCTATCAGTGTCGTGCGTGTCTCGCCCGCTTTCCTCGCCCGCCGCAGGAGTTACCTGTGTGCCGCTGCGGCAACGTGGCGACACACGAAGACTTAGAGGAGGAAAAGGAGGAGGAATAATCCACCCCCCTCCCTCCCTCCATCCCTATCAGCCCCCCTCTCCCCTCTGCTCCCCTGGGAGAGGGCGGGCTGGTAGGCTCACCGCGACGCGGTGGGTGCAACCGGGGGCCGGACCCGCCAACCGGCAAGGGAGAAAGATCATGGAAAACAGAGGAACGTACTATATCTACTACGGGTGGGAGGGGTATCTGTCATCCTATCCGTTGTGCAAAGTTTCAGAAGGCCTTGACCATGCGCTTCAGCGCATGGCCAAGCACAGTTACGTCGTTTGGGACGACGACGTAAAACAAAATGCATGGCTGGCTGTAGATTCAGCCAACCACATAAAGTTGGTTGGCGTTTGGACGGTCGGACCTGATCGTCCCAAATACCTAGAATGCCCTAGATGCGGAATACTTCAACCGCATCCCCCGCAACATGCATCCAATGCAGTTTGTGCAACGTGCAGGGGCCTGCTGGACCTTGACCGAACAGTTGAGGCCCCTAGCCACAAGAGCCGTCCGGAATATCACTTAAAATTCAACGGACAGTTTTATTCATTATATTGGAGTTCGCTTCCCGACGCGGTTAAGGAAGCGAAAGAAAAAATCCGGGACTACATGGGATGCTGTCCGCTGGATGCCCAAGGGGCAATCGTCTCGATCCGGGACGACGGCAGGTCTGTCCTGGAGCAAATCGTTACATCCGAAGGCGCCACTGGCTTGATTTGCCGTAGTTGTGGCGCCGAATACCCGTATAGTCAACTCACCAGGGATTGCCCCTGGTGTGAAAGGTGGCAGCCGGTCACATGCTCTTTTGGGGAAACTTTCACGGCTTCCTGGCCGATCTATTTGTCGGCCAAGAACTAAGATTCTTATCAGCTTCCGTTCCCGCTTGGTCGTCCTTCTCCTTCTCCTCTTTCTACCACGGGAACGGCAAGCTGGTAAGCCGACTGATCCGATCAGTCGGTAAAATTCGGGCGCCGGAACCCGATTTACCTGATTAATTCGGAGGCAAACCAATTCTTACAGGAGTTTTGTAAATGGCTCAGCACTCCAAAATCGAATGGACCGAATCCACCTGGAACCCGGTGACCGGGTGTTCCAAGATCAGCCCGGGGTGCAAGAATTGCTACGCGGAGCGTCTGGCCCTGCGCCTCCAGGCCATGGGGCAACCCAACTACGCGAACGGATTCGACGTCACCCTGCATGATTATGCCGTCCCTCTTCCCTTGCAATGGAAAAAACCGAAAATCATCTTCGTGAACTCCATGAGCGATCTCTTTCATGAAGCGGTCCCCTTCGAATTCATCGAGAAGGTGTTTCAAACCATGGCCCGGGCGCGTTGGCATTGCTTCCAGGTATTGACCAAGCGCTCCGAGCGTTTGGTGGATTTGAGCCCCCGCCTGCCTTGGAAAACAAACATCTGGATGGGTGTTAGTGTTGAAAACCAAGGCCAGGTCAATCGGATCGATCATCTCCGGAAAATTCCCGCCGCGGTGAAATTCCTTTCCTTGGAACCGTTATTAGGCCCACTACCCAACCTGGACTTGAGAGAAATTGATTGGGTGATCGTAGGTGGCGAGTCCGGGCCGGGCGCGCGGCCCATGAAAGCGGAGTGGGTGAAGGAAATCCGAAATCGATGCCTCGCCGCCCGCATTCCTTTTTTCTTTAAACAATGGGGTGGCGTCCGGAAAAAGAAAAACGGAAGGGAACTGGAAGGCCGGACCTGGGATGAAATGCCTCCTTTACCGCATTCATTCAGGACTGATCCCCTCACCCTAGCCCTCTCCTGCGGGGGACGGGAGGGCGGCCAGGGCGGGCGGATCAGCCCGAATCATTTCAAGGGCGGGCCGGAGCCCTGATCCGGCGGAGGCAAAAAATGTACGAAGTTAAAATGCTTTTGAATTCAGAGGGCGGCACCACATGGAGTGCCGGTTCGTTTGGCATCGGGGTCACTGGACCTCGATGGGGACTGTTTGACCACGATACCGGTGAGTGGATATCCCGTGGCTGTGGGTGTGATGCCACTCCCATTGTATTTTCCAATCCTCATTTGGCCATGGCTTATGGCCTGTATCATATCCCATTCAACGATATTATTAATTCGTTGAAGAACGAAGTTTTGAAAGTGAAAATCAATATCTCAAACCATCAATCGATCATGTGGACCGATGAGCAGTTGCGGGCGGCTGGATATTCCCACCCGGGGAATATCATGAATATCCCATTCCCTGCAGTTCCCGTGGACGCGGGGGAGTTTGACCTCATCCGCATGAGGGATGGGGTCATACAGCAGGTGAGGTCGCTGCGGTTGCCGCCTTGCCGTGTGCACGTGGCGGGTGAGCCCGTGCTTACGGTGCTCTTGGTGCGTGAACTGCAGGGATTGGGGTATATCCCCGTGGCGGCCATTACCACCCGGGAATCCACCGAAGAATTGGTGGATGGGAAGGTTTTTAAGAGATCCGTCTTCCAGTTTCACGGATGGAGACAATATCCATTATTAAAGGAGGTGGGGGAAGATGTATAAATCAGCAATTGCATTGGGAAAGCAGGATAAATTATTTCATGAGGCAATTCGCCGGGCCATCATGGGATTGCCCGGGGCCCGCGCGCGTTGGGATCTCCGCCGCAAGTACGGAATGTCCGACGCGCAATTACGCAAAGCGATCCAGGATGAAATGGATTGCTTCGGTGATCTATTGAGATGCAGTTATTTGAGGAATCACAATGAAGGCCGTTATTTATACCCGTTTTAGTCCGCGCAAAAACGCGGATCAGTGTGAATCCATCGAGACACAGCTCGAGATATGCCGGAAGCTGTGCGATCTCGAGGGATATGAAATCGTGGGAGAGTATGAGGACCGCGCATTGAGTGGCGCGCGGTCCGATACCCGCCCCGGATTCCAGGCCGCGCTGGATCACGCATGCCGGGAACAGGCGGTGTTGGTCGTATATTCTCTCAGCCGGTTCGCGCGTTCTACCCGCGACGCGATTGTCGCGGCGGATCGATTGCAAAGGGCAGGAGCCAACCTGGTATCCAAAAAAGAGGCCATTGACACAACGACTCCAACCGGCCGGTTCGTATTCACTGTATTTTCCGCGCTGAATGAATTGGAACGTGAGCAGATCGCGGACCGCACCCGGGATGCCATGATAAGGCATCAGGCGAATGGCCGCCGGATGTCAAAAGAACCGCCATACGGGTGGCGCGTGGATCCCCGGGACTCGCGTTTGCTCATTGAGGATGAGAAGGAGCAGGCGCAGATTAAAGAGATTATCTCCCTGTACCGCGATGAGCGCCTGGGCCTGCGCGCGGTGGCGCAGCGGATGCAGTGTCGCGGCCGGTGCCGGACCAGGCGGTGGCATACGTCACTGATCCGGGCCATCCTGATCCGGGCCGGTGTATATGAGGGCCGGGAGAGAGGACGGCAAAGAAAGGGGGCCTAGTAGGCCCCCTTCTCATTTGGGTCGTGGACATATACCACGAACCACCCTAGGATTGGCAACCACTTATCCAGGTCGCTGGGAGAGGGATGGACCTGGGGGGCGGAATACAGGATGACGAATGGTTCCCATACCGCCTCGCTGCAGTAATTGCGGCATGGAAAGTTAATCCATTTCATTCCTAGCCATTGTCCGATAATCCCCAACCAATCATACCGTTGCCGCTTTTTTAGTTGATTATCCAAAATGTTTTCGATCCGATCATCGCATAGGTCAGGGTTGTAATAGAATTTCAGCCGGTGATATTCATCGCAATATTTCTCTGGCGGGACGGCCTCCAACCGCCAGCCCTGGGAGATGAACGCGTGATGCCTGGGACTCCACCACATGGCATGACTATATTGTCCCTTGGTGTGCTGTTTAATTTTTTGGGAAAACCAGGACTTCAAGTTATCCGACAATACAATGCATGGTTGGTTAATAAGGGATAAGTTACACATTGTACTTTTTCTCCAATTCCTTCAATACGGGTTCCACTTTTTTCCAATATGGCAACGTGGCCGCCTTCCGATGGCCGGTGGGGCCGCCATTCCACACCCGGGCCAATACTTCCCAGTCCCCCACCATCATGGCGTGAGGCGCATATCGCATTAGATAACTCATTGCAATTACGCAGGCCACCTCCCAATATTTACATGCCGAATACGGCAGGTTCCAGACGGCCCGGGGATTGCGCCGCCGCATATACGCCACCGCGTCCTCCCAGCATTCCCGATGAATCTGCAGGGGCCCAATGGCTTGGCCATTATCACCGGCCGGGACGTTGTCTTTTCTGCCGTTCGTCTCAATTCGGTTTAGCGCCTCTAAGAACAGATTAAACGTGATCATAGTGCTCACCTCCAATATAGCTTAACACTTCCTCGATTCGTTCAGCCAATCCCAATTCCTTGAGCTGAATTGCGCAAGGGATTGCCCTTAGTATTTCCCCGACCTCATGTTCCGCCTTGATGAATTTGTCGGTATGAAAGCGGAATCCATCATTCTCCCGTGGGCCCGGAAATGGCGGGACATAGAATAGATGGGTATATCCGGGGGATTGCTTAGCCATTTCATTGAGCATGCGCCACACTTTCGGCTTCGTAGGCAATAGCACTTGAGTGTAGGCCAGGTAGTCGAATACGGACCGGTCCGCCACGAATCCCATTGGCTTGGATATATTTTCCACGAGGACCTGGGAGTGCAGCGCGATGCTTTCCAGTACAATCCTTTCGCTATCACTGATCTTTTCCAGATTAGTGATTTTCATCCTGGCCGCCGTCCCGCGAATTGTCTCTTCGATAAAGGTAAGATTCAGTCTCTTGGCCAATGCCACGGCCAACGTGGTCTTCCCACTCCCGCCCATACCACAGAGAGCGATACATGGTTTTTTAATCATGATTGATGTATGCTTTCTCCTGTCGGATGATGTTTTTCTTTTGGGCCTTGAGCCATTTCAATGCCGCGAAATCATAACTGATTTCGCTAAATTCCGTATCACTTAGATTGGCGTCGTTTAGTATTTCACATAGCATTTGCACTCCTTCCTGTAATTGAGGATCATGCTGGATTAATGCCCGAATATATTTAATTGCGTTGAATGCCCGCCGCTTGATTACGCGGGGAGTAAGTCCAATATCTTTGCTGATGGACCGGATTTCTTCCTGTCTTGCGCCGCATAGTCCATACATGCGGCATAGGATTTCTACTTCAATGTAAGGCAATTCTTTAAAAAGCTGGAATAGTATTTTTTCTTTGAGCTTCATGATGGACACCCCGGATAATGACTCCCTTTTCGTAAAATTTTAATGTGTGATCATTAAACTCATAAGCAATGGATAATCCATGTCCCGTACCATTCCTAGCCTTTACAATGTGAATAATGCGATTGGCTTCCACCAGGCCATCAACAACCTCAACCTTGATGGGCTGAGACTTGCGTTCTATCCACAGCACAGTTTGAGAAAACCGCGAATATGCCCGGCTTCCCGCCATGTTATCAATGCCCACGCTGATTTGTTTATTGATTTGCCGGGGATGGGTGACTAATAGAATTGAAGCAGAGTGTTGACGCGCGATGTTCTTTATATTGATTAGGAATTCCAAGTCATCAATCCAGGGTTGCGCGGATTGCGCGGCGGCGGTGACGGGATCGATCACGATTACCCGGTACCCCTCGGATGCCCTGGACCTGGTCCATTCCGTCAATTCCTTTAGTGTGACTTGTTGGTCGGGAGCCGCCCATATATTTCTCCCGATGGATTCAAGCATATGCTTATTTTTCCTGAATACATCGCGGGCGATTTCGGGATTCGCGGCAATCCAATTGTCATCTAGAAGTTCTCCCATGCCGGTTTCCAGGGCCAGGACTCGATGCAGGTGATACGCGCGGTCCTCCTCCAATTCGTATACACATGCCCGGATATTTTCCCTGTGCCATTGGATTAACGAGGATAGGGCTAGGAACGATTTCGTGGCGCCTGGATCTCCGCATACGAGCGTTACTGTTCCCGGGAGCAAGGCCTTGGTGAGATTACTGAGCAGGGGCCAGGGCCAGGGTACGGACCGCCGCTTTCCTGATATGGTATCGTTGATTAATGATTCAACCTCATCCGCGATGCTATCCGATTTGGAATCCGCCAGGGCATCCAATACGGCCTGAATCTTTGTCCGCTGGTCTGCAGGCCCCAAGGATTCCAGGTAATCGTAAACATCCGCCTTGGGGAATAGGTCAACCGGATAAACGCGCCGGATCTGGACCGGCGGATCCAGCCGTTGCAGAATACCGGCCACCTGATCCATGTATTCCCGTCCAGGATGATCATTATCGGGCCACAGGTATACCAGTTTACCGGCCAGGGCGGACCAATCCGCGCAATGGGCCTGGGTGGCGCCGCATGGGCTGGTGGTGGCCGGTATGCCCAGGTCAATGAGGGCCTGCGCGCATTTTTCCCCCTCGACCACCACAACGGGATCCGCGTCGCGGATTCCCGCGCGATTGTATATGGGCCAGGGCTTGGGTGGCGCCGCGTTTATCCATCCCTTGGAGGTTTGATATGCCTGGCTGAAACTTTTTTTCCCGTCCTTATTGTAGCGAATCACCAATAAATCCACATTCCCCGTATCTGGATGAGTATAAAAGTACTTCGCTTCTATACTCCCATTTAATCTCCGTACAATTTCCTCGAAATCGCTGTAAACCGTTTCTTTTACAGCTAGAATCGACTTTAATCCGTTGGCCGTGGTTTGTATCGGCTTGGCCTGAGATCGTCGCTCTGAGAGGATTTGCGCGGGTGTTTTTCCGGCGATCCGGGCCAGGATGTCATAGATATCGCCGGAAAATCTGCACGACGACGCATGACAGGTCATGCGCCACACCCCATCCCTATCACAATGCAGGCTAGCAGAGGGGGTGGTGTCACGATGGAATGGGCACCTTACGGTGGTGCCATTGACACGTCCACCGGCGGCATGGATTTGCTGGATCAGGGCCTCACGATTATGTCTGATTTCCATGAATGATGCTCCTAATCAGGTCAATCTCCTGGGGGGTGGGATTACGCGGCTGGAATCCCATATATTCAGTTAGTAGGGTCTCGATATTTGTTTCATTGCCATTGGAACGATTCATCCAAGTAAATAAGAATCGTCTCATCCCGCGCGCTGTTTTCATTTTCCTTGGGTTGCTGCGAATCCATTCCAAGGCCTTGCGGGCCTCCTGCTCCACGTCAATGCGCGTGAATGCCCTGCGAATATCGTTCAGTGTATTTTCGTCCAGATGCCATACCCCCTTGGGACGGACCGGAAATGTAAGCACAATGCGGCCGCCCGGCCTGTCCTTGGCTTGCTGTCTCGCCTCCTCGTATAGATCAGCCCGGATATATTTCTGATAGAGCCCATCGCGCTTGGCCTCACGGCAATCGTGAGTCACGGACAGGGTCCCATTCCGATTGTCTTTTATGTATATATGAGGAGGCATGTTTTTTAATACAATCTCACTCATTTCTGATAATACCCTTTCGCCAAATGAGCTAATAATTCCAGTGGCATATATACCATGGGCCGTCCGCCGGTTGGCGCGATAACCAACACATCACAACTTCCCATCCATCTGTCCAGTGTCCTGAATCCACTGTGACTCTTCCTTGCTTTAACCTGGATTTGTATGTCATCCTCGAGTAGAAGATCCCACTCCACCTCCCGGCCCGCCTGCGCGCGCAACAGGGAACGATTGACCTGCAACCCGTAGGATTCCAGAAGCTTGCGGATGGATCTTTCGACGCGATCCCCCTTTTGCTTGGATCGATTGGTCATTGGATTCTCCTATACTAGAGGAGCTATTCCCATAGCACGCCGCCATGGGGAGGGGGACTATGCCTCCACAGCCCGGTCCCCCTCACGTGGCCCCTAGAATGGGATTTCCTCCTCCGACTCAGGCTGCGGCGCAGGCGTGGGCTCCGCCGGGATATTATCCCCCGCTGCTGCTTGGGTCGGTTTGGAGGGAGTTCTAAATTTCGCGAATGCCTGGGCTTTTGCGTTCAGTGCGTCAATGATGTTATCGGGAATGGATTGACGCGGTGATTCCTTAAATTTCCGTAGGTCCCAATATTCCTTGTTCCCTTGGCGTGAGTATACCAATTGCTCTTTATTTAAGTTGGTGAATTGGGGATTTCGGAAATCATTATTGAACCCCAGGTCATTCAAATACTTGAGAGAGGTCTGGATATTCCGTTCATCCAGCATGAAGAATACCTTGGTATTAAATGGCTGAATGTCCATCCAATTCCCCTCGTGGAAGTAGGCCACCTTGAACTCTAAATAGAGATAGGGATTATTGTGTTTCTTGGTGGCCCCTAAACCACATCCAACGTATTTACCTAAATAGATTCCTTCCCTAAGAGTTTCCATTGTTCTTCTCCTTTCTTGGGGAAATGTGTTGCCAAATGGTTGCCCAATTCTGTGTCGGGTCATCCGGGAAATCGATGCGGCCATTAATGCCATAGCGATTCTTGGCATCCCATGCGTCACACCGTTCAGCGTATGCCACCCGCTGATCCCCTCCAATGCCCCGGCGGCGGCGCGCGGCATCCTCATCCACGATGGTCAGGAAATTCCCAAAAAACACTGCATCACTCCATTTGTGAGTGACACCCCACGTTTTGGGATTAATGTCACATACATACCGATCATAATCCGGTCCGGCGGGATTTTTGAAAGGTTTAATGATTACATGCCCCAGCAGGATAATCATGACACCCTGGGCGCGCACACGGTCGAGCATGGAGAGCAGCCCAACCCAATCGGTGACTGCGGTATCCGGCCCGCGCATGTAACTGTAAAACCCTTTATCGCTCCAATCATTGTTGTAATCCCGGGCACAGACATATTCATGGCACAATCGCTCGAATCCGTTTAGGGCATCAAACACAATTGTCTTGTATTCGCACCCCTGGGCGAGTTCGTGCAACAACTCCAGGAGACCCAGCCAATCCTCAATCAGGGCCGTGGGAACCGCCGGTACCAGACCCGATCCGTATAGTGTTTGATATCCAGTCTCTCCCCGGGCCATGAGGAGCAACGGCTTGGGGGCCTGGGATCCCAATGTGGTTTTTCCCCAACCCTCGACCGCGTTAATGACCAAGCGTGGCGGCAGGAACTTGGGCTCTGGCATCGAATTGATCACCGGCTTGCGTGTTGCAATTGCCTTCATCTCTATTCTCCTTTCAACTCTGGATGAATGTCATCTATCCGGATATACCCATCGGGTAATTCCATGTCTGGATTCCAATCATTAGCACACAAGTCAAAATATGGGCATTGCCCATACATAATGCAGGCATCATCATTTCGTATCCACACTCCATTTTTATTATTGCTCTGCAATTGTTGCGCCATGGCCCATATTTCCCGTTGCGTACGAGTCAATTCCTCATCTGTCCGGTATTGGATCCGGCGGGCATAATAATGCTCTGGGCGCCGGGCCATGTCCCACATGAGCCGCTCCCCGTATAAGACTGTCGTTTCCTGAATGGCGATGCCGCGCTTCCTATCAATGATTAGCGCATGATCTCCATCAACCGTGATGATGCCATTCTCCTCGTCATATTTCACAACATGGGTACCCAGCAAAACATCATTATCCACTTCTGGCAATTTGGCATAATATTCGCCTGTTTCAATTAATCTCTTGGTTTCAGCCTGGGTGAGAACGCGAGGGGTAAGGGTGGGTTTCCTGGCCACATCGTATAGTACTTTATTTACATTATACCCCATTGTCCTAGCGGCAATCATATAGATGGATATCTGCCGGTCAATCCGCAATCGCCGCCAATAATCCGATTCCGGGGCCAGGCTATCGGACGTGGTTTTGTGCTCCATCAGGAGCAGTTCTCTTCCGGATGAGAATTCCATTTCAATGATCTTGTCAATTTTCCCGGCCAATGTAAATTTTCTGGATTTTCTTCCCGTATCGGGATTGATTAGTGGAATCTCAAATGGGATTTCAGAAGCAATTATCCGTATCTCATGCGCATCCGATTGCCAACGCCACCTGTAACCGGCAATCATCTGATATGCCACCATGCGTTCATAATCCCATTCGCGGAATTCTGGGGTTCCAGACCGGGGCATGATTGCCATATAATCACTCATTGCCTTGGTCACGCATTCCGCGTCACCCTGGGCGGCATAATCCAGATATTTGTGAAATACCGTTCCTATCCGAATGGCCTGGGGATTAGATGTTCTGCGGATTCCCAGATCATAAGCCAAGTAATGCTTATACATGCATGTGTTGGCCGTCCTAATCTGGCTATATGTTATCCTGTGGTCCATGATAAAATCCCCTTTAATTGCGTTTCATTCTTCGGGATACTTGTGTGCGGCAATAGATCTTGTATGAATGTCGCAGGCACATTGCTGAGTTCCCGTGGCTCCAGCTTGTGTAACCCGCCCCCGTAAACTCGACCCTCACCAAGAAGTATGTTTGGGGGGAGTTCGTTGAGAGCGCTCCAGATCCTTCGGAGAAGACTAGAGTCGCGATCCAGCTCACTTGCCAAGACGCGCGTCGGGTACAGCGCCAAATACACGTTCGCAACTGTGGCGCGTGAACCGTTAAAGATGAAACGGAAGGGCCTGCCCGTCTTGGCGCCGCTACGTCCGAGGTATGTGCAGACGATTGGGGCCGGGGGGCGGTTCTCCTGGCTGTACCAGGGAGACCGGTGCTTGCAGAGATAACGTTCGTGAATCCCCATGGCTTTGCCCTCATCAAGGTAGGCGGCGAGGGCGGGAAAGCGCCTTCGGATTTCGCCCTCGGTGAGCTTAGTGTTGAGAAGGAAGAGACGGCGCTCGATGTCGGGAGTGCCGTCTTTGCGCGCCTTAACTTCGTCCTGCCGCAGGTAGCGCGGGCTCGGGAGGATCGGCGTGAAGACCTCCATCGGCAGTCCTCGTGCGGCGATTTCATCCTCGGCAAGGATGAAGTAGCTGTTATCGCCCGTAGCGAGGCCGCGCTTTATCTGGAAGAAGTCGGAAAGCGTCTGGATACCGTTGTGGACGCGCACGTCCGAGGCAGGGAATCGAGTCCATTTCGGCTCGTGTGCGAGGACAGCCGCCGGGATGTACCGCGTGACGTGGGGCTCGGAGATCGTGCCGCCAAAGGTGAACTTCACTTCGTGGTTAGGCGGCGGCGGGGCGTTCTTGAACCAGACGACGGCTGAGGAAACGAGCGCGTCGGCAAATTGCACGTCGTTCGGGTCAAAGCGGTGAATATGCAGGAGCGTCACCCGATCGAGTAAATACCGCTTCACAGCCTTTCCATAGTTCACGTCCATGAATTCGCTTGGAATAAGCCACCCGGCGACGCAGCCTTGAGCCATCCATGCATGGGAGAGACCGAGGAAGTAGCAATAGAGGCCAGCCAGTCCGCTAAGCTTCATACCGCTTGCCTGTTGCGTGAGGAGCTGCAGGCGCGTCTTGTCACCATTCTGCAGGTGATGATGCCGAACATACGGCGGATTGCAGATAACCAGATTGAAGGACGGTGAGGGTTCTTCGCGAGTGAAGTCGGTGAGCTTAATCGTGAGGTCGGAATCCGACCAGAGGGCGGAGGCCGGTTTCTCGTAGAGCGGGTCGATCTCGAAACCGAAGGCTTCGCCGATCCGCTTCTTCGGGAACACCTTCCGGAGGGCAGAGTAGAAAGAGCCAGTGCCAATGGCCGGGTCAAGAAACCGCACCTTCTCGCCCTTGGGGAGAAGGGTAGCAGCGTACTTGAGAATATCCAAGGCGAGCGCGGTCGGCGTGGCGAACTGGCCGAGGCGGTTACGCTCGGCCTGTGTTTTCTGCCCGTCGATCTCCGCTTGAAGCGCAAGGCGTTGCTTCTCGATGCTGTCGATAGTTTTCGCCATGGTCAGATTCCGAACAGCGAGAGGTCGTCGATGCGGTGTTCCCAGGTCCATGATAAAATCCCCTTTAATAGGATATGTGAATATCGTGTCGACCGGCACACAAATGTACCTTGGGTGATCCTATCTTGCTTATGTCATACCCTTTGTCCTGGCCATAGGATGTATCGTATTGCAGATAGGATCCCGTTAGGACAACCCATTTCTGCTATCAAGAAAGTGCGCAAAGTGCGCACGGTTCTCTTCCTGCCCCGAGCCGTCTCGATGACTGTGCTCGTCTCTGACAGGCGTCACTTTCCCGACTACTTCAGTAACCCCTGCTGAGGTAGCGCCGCCGTTACCGGACGGTCTCGCCACGGGTAGCGCAGTTACGGTTGCGAGCCGTTCAAGGTTGACTGCCGCGTTTAGGTCACGATCATGGTGCGTGCTGCATTTCGGACACGTCCACGCTCGATCACGCAACGACAGTTCCTCGTTCTTCCAGCCACAGACGGAACACAGACGGCTACTCGGGAACCAGCGGTCTGCAATAACCAACTGGGTGCCATTATACGCATATTTTAAACCCAGCCAAGGGGTAAGGAGGAAAAAAAATGGCCAAAATCAAAAAAAATTTCTTTCTTCCCAGGGAACTGGTTGAGTGGATGTCCAGCCAGGAGCATGGCGGCATGACCATGACCGATATTGTTACCATGGGCGTGGAAATCGTGTCGAAATTGGATACCCATCGGCTAATCCGGATTAGCCGGGAAACGGGTCTCCCTGTAGGTATGATTGTAGACATATCCCTGGCCATTTTGATCGGTATCCTACCGGAGATAAATTCATAGACATAAAACCACAAGACAAAATTGACAAAATTGGGCGGGAAGACAAATAAAAACCCCTGATTTCTCATGGGTTACATTTTCAGCCAACGGAGGGACTCAAACCCTCGGCCCACGGTTTACGAAACCGTTGCTCTAGTCACTTATCCCATTGATAATATTAGACTTCGAATTTTCAGCTTCCACCAAATTTCCCACCTATGCATTCCCGGGAAATAATATGATTAGTCCTTTGGCCTTTCTTCTTCGGCGGCTTGTTGCCACCAGCGTAATAATCTTTCCTGCAATTCGGCCGCGTATGCGCGGGCCATGTCTAGTTTTTTCCGCTGTTCTGCGGTCAGGAATTCCAAAATGAACTTCGCCTCATCCCCCCGGGAAAGCTGCTGACTAACCGGGTCAATATTTTTCAGGCTACGCACAAATGTTTCATCGTTCCTTCCCTTCCGCAGATATGCGCGGCGCGCTTGCTTGAATGCTCCATAATCATCGGCCATGGCGGCCTCCCGCATCACATTGAATGCGCTAACTCCACGGAATGGCGGCACGTCTTTCCCTTCTTTTTTGAGGTATTTTTCCCTCAGGTCATAGATGGAATAGAGGGCGTTCCGGCGTGGATCACTCACGCCGATGAGCCGTTGCATGTAATGGGGCCTGGCGCGCGTGCCGTCTCGAATGACCAGCCCCTTCACGAATCGCCACTCATCCTCAACTCCCCAAACACCGGCCAGAATCTCATCGCGCGGACGGGTGCGCGGATTGAATGCATCGGGATAGAACGATTGTCCCGAAATGACTTCAATAACCCCCTTGATATCCGGGCGCACGGAACTAACCGCCTTGTTAATGGGTGCCTTCAACATCTGCTTCAAAATATCCATGGCCCCAACCTGACCGTTGCGATATTCGGGGAACATGGCCAGAAAATCCTGTAGACCAAACCATTCATATAAATCACCCAAGGCTCCCACATTCCGGAGAATGATGGCCGATCCATCCTCATTTCTCCCAACAATCAGATGAGGGCTGGCCTGCTCATCGTCCGTGAGATTCTTTTCCTCATCGCGGAAGAATAGGTTATTAAATACATAAAACAGTGCATACAGGGCATGAGTCCGCAGGATAATACTACCCGCCATCACAGCTCCCGCCCGGCCTCCCTGCTCGTGGCCGGACCGTACCGCGTTGTAAATAATATTGGGGAACCGGCGCATGTTAATTTCCGTCCAGGCCCAGAATGGCGCAACCCGCTTACGCATGTAATCGCCAAATACAGTAAGGTTTTGATAATCGCCCAGGAGTTCGCGCGAAAGTTTAGCCGCTGCGGCGTCAATACCCAGATTTTGGGCTACTTCATCCACATCTTCCTTAATGCTTGCGCCATAGTTATTTAATTTGCCAGACTTCAGTTGCTCCCGGTAATATAGGAATGTGGCATATCGCAAAAGGTTTTCGCGATAATCTCCCCAATTCTTTACTGTCTTTACATATTTCGATGCGCAATTGAACAGGGTATTAATCACGCCTTGGTTGGTTTTCACCATTTTTTTCAGTAAATCAATATCCTCGAGATCAGATATTTCTTGAGCCGACATGGAGGAACTGATCACTCCATAATCCCGCGCCTTTTCCAATTCGGGTGAAAGGGCTAAATATTGACCTGAATGATATTTCAACAATTCCAGCGCGGATTTGGATAAATACCGCAACGCGCCCGGGGCGGCCGCCACGACGGGGTCCAGGTCTCCCGTGATGTTTCTCAACTGGAATCCCAGGACGCGCTTGGGGCCGCCAAGTATCCAGGACTTCCACGCCTTGTGAACATCCTCCAACATGCGTCCAACCGGGCCGTTGTTTTCGTTTACAACGAGTGCATCCAATTGCTCCGCCAATTCCTTGGGGATAACCCATTGCTCACGCGGGCCGCCCAGGGCAATGATATCCCGTAGGTCCTCCTTTTTTAGGTTATAACTCTTGATAATTCTTTCGCTCAATAAGGAGGCAACCTTTTCTGGAATGGTATGGGCTCGATAGAATACATTGCCCGGGGTGGGTTGCCATGTTGTTAGATTCTCACTTTCATGAACTAGCGTTTCCCAAGTTGCATATTTTCCCCCTAGCTTATCCCGCAGATATTGATCTCGTTCCTGAATTAATTTGAATATATTGCAGGCTTCCTTCCGGGCCTCAATATCGGGATCCTGGGTTTCCGCAATCCAACTTAATAGTTCAAAGAAGTTATCGTCCAACATGTCGGCCGGATCTTTCCGCAAGGGCCTTACAATCCATTTCCCACGCCTGTTCTTGTATTCCAGCCGGTCGGCGAGAACCTCTTCACGGATCTTATAGTATGACTTCCCAATGGCCCTCCGGTAAATGTCCAGTGGATCGATCTTATCCAGCTTTTCATACAAGTCTGGCGGAACCCTATCCCCGGCCTGTAAGTAACTATTAATCACGCCACGCAAGTATAGCGACATTTCATAATTATGCTTGCCAATGAGGTTAATATGATTGCGCTTAAAGGCTTCCTTTTTCAACGATTGTTTAACATCGTACTTGGACTGAATCTGTTGACGGATCTTTTCCTTTTCCAGCTCGAACCGCAACTCCGTCATCCAGGTAAATTCGGCTTCAACATAAGAGGTGTTGTAATCAAACTTTTCCGGCAATTCCGTAATGCCCTTGAATCGGCGGCGTTGCGCCGACCGCTTCACGGTATGAAGGGTTCGGCTGCCAAATATCCGCTCGGCCTCCAAATAATCCAAGACCTGCTGATGATAATACCATTCCCGATTCAAGTCCTCAGGAAGAATTTCATATTCAACCAATTCATCCACCAATTCCTTTACAATTTTTTGCCGGTCATTAATTGCCTTGGCCACGCGGGGATTTTTGTTAACCAAGTATGTCAACTTATTGACATACTGATTAATTTCATCCATGGACTTAAATCCGAACCGAAGCGGACCGCCACCGCGAACCTCCTCTTGTAAGTTCTTCATGATGAGAAACCGTTCAAACAAGTCGGTATCTTCCTCATTCAGGGGTGAAACAATGGCGGATAGATTACGATTTACATCATCCGTAACCTTATTGCTAATGGTCCTGGAGAGACGCAGCAATTCCCTGGCCGTGGCGTATTGGGGAGTGGTGGGTAAATGTTCCCATACGCGGGTCATTTTGTGATAGATTGTCGCGATGGATTTTTTAATCCGTTCCAGCAGGGGCGGCGTATGGTATCCATGCGACTTGGATAGACGCCGCTCGGCCTCCTGGTTTTCGGTTTGCCAGGGTTTTATGGCGGGTTTAGTTTTGGAGGTAGTTTTGGGTTGCGCGGCCCTGGGGACAATTCCAACAACTTCCTGCATTGCGTCATGTTCTTCACGCAATCGCTGGGCCGTGGGAGTTTCGGCCGCAGGTTCTACCTTACTTTCTTTTTTTTTTAACCTATCCTTAATATTTTTGATTTCCTCTTGCTGTCTAAAATATTGATCATTTAATTCATCTAGTCTTTCATTAATCTCATCTATCTTGCGTTCAGCCCTTCTCCTGCGGGCTGGACCGCCTCCCTCGAGTTCTCCCTCCAATTCATTGCGCTTGTCCATCAGTCTCTGGACTTCCAATTCCGTTTTCTTCAGGTCCCGTTCAGCCAGGCTCAATTCATTAAGGGCCGCTGTGTCTTCCGTTGCCACATTCTCCGGTTTGATGTTTTTGGATTCCAAATATTTGGATTGCACTTCTGCATATGTTTTCCCAACGTTTGTAACGCGGATCAGATCCCCATTGGGCGCGCGCCACACAAACGAACGGTCTCGTGGTTTTGTTTTTGTACCTTTGCTCTTTTCCCCGGGAGGGGTTGTCTCCGTCACCGTGAATCCGGCGTTGGCCAACTTCTGCACAAACTCCTTAAATTCCAATGGTGAAACAAACAATACGGCGGCATTAACCTCGCCTACTTTCCCCAATGCTTCTCCCCGCGCATTGGCATATATCTCATTTGTCACGCGTTCCTCGGGAGTAAGCTCAAGAGATTCCTCATCAAGCAGGGGCGCATTGGTTTCCGCCTTGGAAGGAGGTGTGTATTCTTCCTCGGGAACCTCACCAACTATTTCATCCAACTCCTTGTTAAGTTCCTCCTCGGTCGTTGGAATATTGGATACTGTTTTTTCTATGGTTGGTTTGGATTCTGGCTGAGGTTCAGTTCTCTTTTTTAACGGAATAATCCGCTTACTGGGTTCTTGTTTTTCGAAATAGGCATCGGCTATGGATTCAATGAGGGATGTATTGCTTCCCTTGATTTTTACTCCTAAATCCCTAGCCAATTTCTTTAGTTCATCCCAGGATTTATTGCGCAATTCGTTAATATATTGCTCCCGGGCGCCCTGGGGTTGTGTAGTTGTTTCTGTGGTTGGCGCTGGCAATGATGGTATTGTCTCTGGTTGCGGCGCGGGAATCGCGGTAGGTCGGCCTCCCTGCCATTTAAGCAACTGCTTTACCACTTGGACAAACTTCTGCCGAATGTTCTTGTTATAGACCGGCAGTCCCGCATCCAAAAAACTTTTCCTAGTGCTATTGCTGGCGGCTATTTGCGCGGCCTGTTCGGGATTCCTAGATACCCAATCCTGAATCTCCGCATCCGTTGGCATTGGTTTGGTTTTGGCCACAACGGCCGCGCCGCCCTCCTGAGGTTGAGGTCCTGGTTCGGGTCCAAGTCCAGGTTGGGTTTCTGGTCCAGGTTCCGGCCCGCGTCCAGGTTTCGGCCTCGGACCAGATTGGGGAGAGATAGGGCCGGGGCCAGGTTCAGGGGAGATGGGACCAGGTCCGGGCTCGGGGGAAATAGGACCAGGGCCAATCTCAATGGGGATAGGTTCGGGGATTACATTTTTAGTCGGCTGTATGAATTGTTCCGTGGGCTTGGCCTGTGGCTTTATTTTTTCTGGTCGACCGGCCAGGGCCTGACGGCCCCCAACTCCCAGGCCGGATGCTATGAGTGTTTGGGCGGCTGTATCCCGGACAATCCGTCCCATTTCCCCCCAAAATTCCTTTTTCTGGACTATCTCTTTATTCAGCCCATCGGGATGTACCTTCTGGATACGTTGATTAATATTATCCAAAACCTCGATGATGATTTCCTCTGGCAGTTCCTCCAACGTAACACGGCCGTATTGTTTGGCGGCATCACGAAATCCCTTCCAGACCAGGTCCTTGGCCGCCACGGCAGCATCTAGGCCGCCCTTGCCAATCGCTTGAAATAGGCCGGTAATCATCCCCTCAATGGCGGCTGCCTTGGCCACATATTCGTACCTGGCCGCTCCCTCCAAACCGGCCTGTTGGGCCTCGGTGATGGCCTGGCTCCCACGCGTGGCGACACCATACATCATGGCACCATATGGACCACCGGCCATTCCTGCGGGAAGCATGCCAGTGATGGATCTAATGGCGCCACGGAATGAACGGTTCAACCAATCGGGCGCGTAACTGGATTGATCCAATTGACCCGCCCGTTGCTCAATGGCCTCCATCTGCCGGTTAATGATATCCGCAGCTCCCCGCTCCCCGATAAAGCGGGATACCAATCCCGCCACATCGCCACCCGCCTCCTTCACTCCCAGGATGAGGTTGCGCAGAAAGGCGTTCTTAGGCAATTTGTCAACTTCTTCCGTGGCCCGCCGCTCCGCCTCGATCTGTTCAGCGGATTTGATTGAAAATGGCATGGGCCGGTCGGTAGGCTCATCCGTGGGATTGGTCTGGATTGGAGTATTCAATAATTCAATAGCGCGGCTCAAATAGTACATAGTTACCACCCCAAGTTTTTCTCAATGTATTCCCGCAGTTCGGATCTATATCGCATCTCCTCGGCGTAGTTTCGTGTTGCGATTGCATGCTCCAACTTTCCTACTAAAACCTTAATTTCCCTTTCGATCTTATCTTTTTCTTGCTGTGTCATATTCATGTATCTTTGTACTTGCCTGCCGGTGAATCCACGCGAAACCATTTCCTGCGCCATGGGGGATTGACTTAGGGGCGTCGCAATTGGCGTGGGCATGGGTTCCGGCGTAGGTTCTGGTGTCACCGTAGATGTAGGTGTCGCCGTAGGCGTTGTTATTGGCGTTGGTGTATATGTCTCCGTGGGCATTGGTATATATGTTGACGTGGGAATTGGAGTAGCCACTGTCGTAGATGTAGGAGCGGGAGGAATCGATGTAGCCATCGTCGTATGTGTAGAAGTAGGCGGAATCGGTGTAGACGTGGGAACGGGGATCATTTGCGGCCGCTGGATGGGGCCGGGCGTGGGCACCATATCAGCCGTGGTCTTATTGCGTTCCATTAGCATACTGAATAGGGTATAGGCGGTTTGGCCGCCGCTCTTTAAGTCACGCCACCATTCCTGGAATGTTGGGAGCTTAATGTTTTGGGCACGCAACCAATTGTATATATCATATAACGTGCGTCCGCCCTGAACCAAATTCTTAATCCATTGATTTACCCAATCCAATATATCGGGTTTTGGACCTGGTTGTTGAACATTGGTCACTCCAAATCCCGCGTATGTCCATGGACCGGGTGGCTGCGTGGGTTGAGGTTGGATAATCACATCTTTTAACCAATCCACAATATCCGGGCCTTGGGGTTGCGTTCCGGTTGTGGATGCGCCAAACCCGGCATATCCCCATTGTGCAGGGGTGGGTGCCGGAGTAGGCGTTGGGGTTGGAGATAGACCCGAAACAGATGGCGGAAGCATAGGCGGCGGCGTTTCAACTTCCTTGGCCTGTTGTCTGAATTGCATTACGGTATTTCTTAGCAACGGAATGAATTCTTCCTGGAATTTTTTCCGAATGGTATCGGGGGGAGTGGTTGGCGGAAACGTGGCCGCGAAATCCTTGTACATCGTGGCCAGGTCCTTGGGGGAAAGGGAAATGGGCTCAATCTCATCCGATTTCTCTTTTGCCAATTTCCAGTCGCCGGACCGGCTGCGGGTCCATACATTGCCCTGTTGATCATGATATACATTCTGCTTAAAATCTTCCTCAATGGGCAATGCCTCTTCCCTAACCTTATTGGGAGGCCGGTAATCCAGGGTACCGTCTCTTTGCATGATATATATCGAACCATCCGAATCCTTCCATACCCTATCCTTAACCTCGTCCTGAACCGATTTACCTTGAGTTGGCATATCCTCGGGCAATATGCCAAATATCCTGGCATTGACTTTGTTCAGTAAGTCGGCCTTTTGAGTATCGGTTAAGGCCGGATTGGATTTAATCCAGCGCTTGGCGTTTTGCAACTTGGCCATTTCCCGCCGGTCGGCAAGCGTCATTTGGGCCTGATATGCGCCCAAACGCCGCTGGATCTCCCTGTCGGCCGATTTCTCTTGGAGTTCCCATTCCTTTTGTTGAGCCTCCAATCGGGCAGCCTCCCGTTGGGTATCCAGTTCCCGCAATGTTTTGAGATAATCCTGTTGATTGGTCCGTTGAAGTTCCAATTGCTTCAGGCCCAGGGTATATTGATTGGCCATTTGTTGCCGCTGCAAGGCCAACTGCTCCTGCAGTTGACGATACCGGTCCGCCCGTTCCTGCTGGACCTGCCGGTATTGTCCCAAGCCTGCGGCATAGGCCGCCTCACCCAGGGCCGCGATTGATTCGGACGGTCGATATTCGATTGCCATTAGAGTCCACCCTTCCCCAGGTTTTGCAGCATTATTGTATAGTATTCCAGATTGGGATATGTCTCATTCTTTCGTTCCATGAAATCCAGTTTTTGCTTGGTAATATCAGTTAAATATCCAAGCCGCTCCCGAGTTAAATCCTCGGCCAATCGATTTTGCGCCGCCACGCGTTCTTTCTCATATCCCGTCATCACCGAGGGCAGAATGGTTGTATTAACCAATCCTCTTGATGTCAGATCCTGCTTTGCCTTGGCGGCTGCGCGTTGGAATGAGGTATCAATGTCCTTGGCTTGTTGTAATCCTAGGCCCGATAAGCGGTTTTCCGTTTCCCCATACAATTTCTCATATCCAGCCAAAATATCCGCGTACCGTTGCTCATTGCGGGCCTTAACGTCTTCCCAATCCGCCTTGAATTTGGATATTAAATCTCGGCTTAATGGAATCCATTTGCCCTGTTTTTCATCCCATTCCACCCGGATGGCGCCCCCACCCCAATCCATGTATTTCTCGCCTTTGTAGGTATAGGGCGTTTCCCACAATCCAAATTGTTTAATGAAATAAAAGTTTGGCTGCTCTGTGTAGGTAACGTAGTCAACCGGCTTTCCGTTCTGATCATAAACAATATGCGCATAGGGAACCTGTTGATTCCCCACCACGGCGTATACCGGCACAACCCTATTCCCATTGGGAAGATGAGCCGCCTCAAAATCCCGCTTAATGAATGTTGTATAGTAACTGATAGTATCCGCCATGATCCTCCTCCTATTTATTGACAATCACAACCTTATATGGACGATTATCATCCTCTTGCAGCAATAGGGATTGATAGGTGGATAATACTCCTTCCACCAATGTAACTTCCTTATAATTGATTTCCCCGGCCGCTCTTACCGACAAAACGAAATCCCAGTTTTTCTCGTAACTAATTCGTGTTTTCCCTTGGGGCGGATTCTCCAGCGTGTCCTCCCAATCCAACCGGTAGGTTAGCCAAATAAACATTGGTCCGGATTCGGGACATTCAGCCAGGGCCGCGTCTAGGATTACTTCGCAATAATCCGGGTATTGAGCCACGGAATACACATCCTGAGTAAATGGATAGATAACCGGATATTGTCCCTCGGGAGGCGGATCGGAATATGGATTGGGCGGATATCCGCATACGCCACTCCAATATACAGGCGCCCGGGTGAAACTATAACCAACATACACTTCCCCGGGACTTGTTTGCCATTCCGCATTGTAGGTGGCGAATTGCAATTTAATTCCATCCAGGGTCTGTGGGTTTCGAATACAGAATCCAACGCGGGTCAAGCAACGGAATACCAGATCCTCCTTGAGTGGCGCGGGATCAACCATGAATCGTCCAAATCCATTCAATACACATCTATCAAATACTTTTCCATAACTTTCGTATTCTGGCGATTGATAGGGGTATATTGGCTTGGCATGTTCCGTTACCCCGTCCCATTCCTCCTCTGATTCGGGAGGAGACTCTCCAATCCAACCGGACCAGCCGCCCTCGGTCCACACTTGTAAATACTCTTCAATGGGATCATTCGCATATGGATTCAAACGCCATACCCTGCGCCAATAGCGGGAATAGGTTCCTGAATCATCCTCATAAGCAATCCATTCTCCACCGGCGGGCAGGCCCGCATCCCAAAACCATTTCTTGTAACCATTGGCCTTCCATGGCGCCCCATATAGTGTGACGCGGCGGATGGGCTCGGGCGGATTATCCTCTGTATACCCAATAATGGTGCTTGCCTGATATATCAGCGCCCCGGGATCATCCTCAAATAACGCTGGATTAACATCGATGGTGTTATAGTTGCAGGCCAAGAGGGGGCCAACATCCCTGACAATATTGCGGATCTTGACCGCGTTAATGCTGGTCCGCAATGAATTCATTGTGGTGCTGGCATCATAGGAATATTGTCTTACGACCATTCCACCATACGATGGCACCTTATCCCATCCGGGTGGAAATGATTCTCTGGGGATTGGTTCACTTGGAATGACTGGAGGTTTAATATTGGGAGGCCAACGGACCGGTTCATGATCAATGTCTAATCCAGTTCCGCCATCACCGGTACCATCCCCATTGGGATCATCCACATCATCATTCCAGCCGCCATCCCCAGTCCCTCCCGTGGGATCATCCTCGGGTTGATCAGTAATATCGGGATCAATTCCCTTTTTAGCCACATAAAGGGTCATCGCTTCTTACCCCCGCGATGTTTAAAGTATTCAACTTGGCGCAATCGCCTTTGTGCTTTCTCCAATGATGGATATGGACCGCCCAGTTTTTTGCCAGTGTGGCTGATCACAATATAACCCGATTTAACCTTGCGTATCATTCAAATCCCTCCCATATATCTTATTCTTTGTTTTCCTTGCGTTCCGCATTTTGGTTCAATTGCAACTCCTCAATCGCTTCCTGGATCGTAGCGCACCGTAACACCCGCATGAGCCGCGCTTTCCAGACGGCCAGTTCCGCCGCCAGCGCTTCGTTCTCCAGGATGAGTTGGTTGCGCTT